CTATGTAATTGTATTTAAATTTGGGTACAAAAATAACAGCCAGCACATGAACGAATGTTCTGGATTGCAAGCTGTTTCCGAAGATGATACAATATTCGTGGATTTTAATCGCATATCTTCGGATATGTAGACCGTCTCTGTTGGCGCAGGGGCGGTTTTTGTGTTCTGAAAAATTATTGTTTTCGCTTCATTTTCTGACTTACCCTAAATTGTTCAGCATCTGGTACGTCAATAAACTCTACAGTCTTATCGAAGTTTTTCTTTACGACTTCTTTTATCTCATCGAGTGTTACGTTGAAGAATTCTCTTCTTGTGTTGACCATATTTAGTTTACGATCTTCAAAAGCTTTATGAAGTGCTGCTTCTAATGCCGGTGCATCATCAGAGAAGATCATGGCATGTACATCAAAATTAAATGGAACAGATGCATCACCTAGTTCATCAACACGATCCTGAGGATCCAAGCGTCTGGTCATCCCAATCTTATAAACGTTTTCTCCAAAGGCTCCAATATTTGAAATTATGTAAACATATCCAGCACGCTGATTTGCTTCTCTGTAGTCGATATCTTTAATAGCCTTATCTATGTCATTGAGCTGATTTTCCAATTCGGATTTTTTGGTAAGCAGATCTGCATTATCTGGATTTTCTTCTAATTGCTTGAGAAGTTTTTCGTAAGCTGTCTGGTAGTGAGTTTGTTCTTTTTCTATCTTCTTACGTTGAGCTTCAATTTCTTTTTGGAGTCGTGCGGCTTCGCGCATCTCTGCTCTTGCAGCTTTTTGAGCTTCTTTCTCTTCCTGCTTCTTTTGCTGATACTCAAAGGCTAATGTAAGTTCTTCTTCTTTCCAGTCTATATATTTTGGGGTAATCTTTAAGGACATGGATTTACCAAGTCTTTCAATAGAGTTTGCGGATTGATGAATCTTTTTAAGGGACATATCAAAATTATTGTACTTCACTTTGCTTATTACATCTTCACAATCGCTATTGAACGCTCTCAAAAACAATTTTTTCATATCTGCAATCATTTTATTGCCTTTGCTTTTACTTCCATTTACCGTCCAAGTTGTAGCTCCGATAATAGCTTTATCACTTTTTATCAATTTTTTCTGTGCATCACGAATGTTATCTAATTCTTCTTTATACTCTTCTGACGTAACAAAATTATATCGTGGCGTATATAGACCAAATTCCTGAAATGTGATTGCATCTTCAAAAAATATCGCCTCCTTCTTCAAAGTGTCAATTTTAGAAGTGCGTTTGTCGATTTCCTTTTCAAGTCGCTCTTTTTTAGCCTCTAACTCGGCAACTTTTGAATTCAGGACTGACGCATTTTGAAATTCTGGAGACATTAGTTCTTTTAATCCAGCATTTTCCTTTGCTATTTTCCCGATATTAAAAACATCTTTTAATCCCATAGTTACTTTTCTCCTTTAACTTACCCGTACCTCACACCACTATATATAAACGCATCTGCGCTCATATCATTTCCATAACCGCTAAATTGGGAATAAAATAAATAACATAGTTATCCACAGTGGTATACTCACCGTATTTTCCCTTGTAGCAGTCAATAGCTTCTTGCAGATATTCTTCTGTGACATGCAGATGTTCTGCAACTTCATATCTATTCTGGCATCCAGCATTAAAAGCTGATATGATGCCTCGCAATCCGATCATCCGGTTATACCCGTGCAATCTTCCTTTTTGTTCTTGCTTCATACTTTCAATATCTTGTAGATCAAAGATATCACCGACAGCAGTATGGTGATGTCCGATTTCTTCAGCTAAGACGCAAGCCTTTTCTGCGGATGTTTTCAGCCTGTTGGATATCGCAATTCTATTTCTGTATATTAAACCATCACTGCCGGAAAGAGTCTTTTCGCGGACAATCAGTCCGCTATTATTCGCCTCTTCCAAAAGTTCTTCATAAATCGTCATTGTATCACTCCCATTCAGAGTCATCCATCATGATGTCTTTATCGTGTTTTCTCATTTCATCTGTTACTTTAATGTCGGTTCGTTCATGAGCTGCTAATACTTCTAAATGATTGTTGGATTCTATAAAATTCGGATTTCCAAGTAATATTTCAGAATAATTCAAAAGACTTTTCTTTCCATTATTATTTAGCTTTCTCATGTTCTCTAAAAGCTTATATTCTAATCTGTTTTTCCTGAATATACTTTGATCGTAAGCTTTCTTGAATTCCTCAACATTATTAAACGAAAGGTTATCAGGGCCAATCGCATCTTTAAATTCGTAGTCGTTACGTCCCATCGGTACGTCAAATCCCATCAACCATGACTCGCTTACGTTTAATGCTTTTCCTAAAACGAACAGTTTTTCTTGATTAGGTTCATTTTTTCCAGAACAGTATTGACTTATATCTGATTTGTTCATTTTTATCCCATATTGTTCACAGTATGGTGCAGTTAATTTCAGAACGTCTACTTGTCTAAGACCCTTTGTCTCCATAATCTTTTTTAGCCTAGTAGAAGTGCTTTCTTTCTTCATATAAATGTACCGCCTTTCTGATTATAAATATACCATACACTAAACAAAAGTTCAATATGAAAAACAATAAAGTTCAAAAAAATTAACTTTTGTATTGACAATGGTTGAAAAGGGTGCTAATATACAAATAGTTCAAATATTTGAACAAGAAAGGAGGATAAAATGGCATTCAATTATGACAAATTAAAAGGTCGAATAATTGAGAAGTTCGGAACTCAGTACAGATTTGCAGAAGCTATGGAATGGTCAGAAAGAACGCTTTGCTTGAAATTAAGTAGTGAGAGACCGTGGAAGCAGACAGATATCTGTAAAGCAGTAGAACTTCTAGATTTGGCACAGGAAGACATACCTAAATATTTTTTTAAAGAAAAAGTTCAAAATATTGAACTTTGAAAGGATGGTCGAATGACAGAACTCGTATATTTAAAAAATGATGAAGCAGTGTGTGACAGCTTACAGGTGGCGGAGAAGTTTGGAAAGAGACATTCGGATGTAATCAGAGCTATTGAAAATTTGATAGAAAATGACTCAACGCAAAATTGCGTTCAGTGTTTCAGCAAAACATCTTATAAAGATGGTACTGGAAAATCAAATAAGATGTACCGAATGAATAGAGATGGCTTTTCTATCTTAGCAATGGGATTTACCGGTAAAAAAGCACTGGAATGGAAATGGGCTTACATCAAAGCATTTAATCAGATGGAAGCGTTCATCAAAGAAAAGACAACTCAGACATGGGTAGAAACAAGAAAAGCCGGAAAACTGACCAGAAGAGCAGAGACGGACACCATTCAGAAATTAGTGGAATACGCAAAAGGGCAGGGGAGCACACACGCAGAGATGCTTTACATGACCTATTCAAAACTGGCAAATAAGATGGCTGGAATTGGAAAACGTGATGAAGCAACAGTTATGCAGCTGAACAATCTTTCGCTGATGGAAAACATCATTCTCCATGTGATCGACACGGGAATATTAACTGGAAAGCATTACAAGGAGATTTACCAGGATTGCAAGAAGAGACTGGAAACCGTGAAAGATCTTGCATATCTGGAATCTGTGGCGTAGCAGATTACTTCAACGTATCAGTTGAGTATTTCTTAGAGTAGGCATGATCGTCAAAAAGGAGGTAAGCTTCATGATCATAACAATAACGATAGTGATAGATATTATTACTTTAGTAGTACAGTTTTTAACTTTTTTTCAGTATATAAATACGGAAAAAAAGTTAAAAAAAATGAAGAGAAAGATAACAAAAAATCCTCCCTGGAATTAGAGAGGATTTAAGGATTCATGGATTTAACTTTGAGAATTTTTAAGATAAGAATCTATAAAATCATTTAGAGTCGATTTATTTTTTGCTAAATAAGAATTTATAGAATTTACTAGTTGGTAAATAACTGCTTGAGAACAAGAAAGTTTTGAAATTTCATTATTGCTTTCTTGCTGTAGATAAACTGAATAATTCTTTACACGGGAACCATCGCGACCGGATTCTATTTGTTTTAAAACAATATAAATATTAGCGGAATCAATATGAGAAAAAAAGGAATTCTCAAAATCAATTGTGCAATATTCATTGTTAAAAAATACGATTCCAAGCTCGGGGTTAGAAGAAAAATCTAATTTATTGAAAGATGTAGCGCGTTTCCAGCAAATTTCGGAATTGATAGTCTGAGATGATAATTTTTCGATGAAAGATTCATTTTTATTTATTTCCATATTTAAATCTCCTTATCAATGCTATTTTTTAAAGTTATAAGTTTGAGGGCAATTTCATTCCACTTAAAATTGTCACGTTTTAAATATTTCTGCAAAGAAGTTAATGCTTTTCGTGTTTTCCAAGAAAGGTTAGTATACCTAGATTCTATATCAGTTAACGATTGGGTTATTCCATTATATAAAGTGCATTCAGTATCACTTTCTTGCAACTGGTCACTATTTATGGAACGAACGAACCCCTCTAGCTGATTGAGTATTTCTGTTTTATGAACGTGAAAATCTTTAAGTTCATTAAGAGATTTGATTTTTTTATTAACTCTACTGGCTGCTATAAATGTCAATATCGTAATAAAAAAACCAAAGATACTAATGATAAAGCCGATATATTGCAAAAAAAGTGGCATATAATTCCCCCATTCTCATGAAATAATAAATATATTTTACCATGATGAGATTTTATTTACAATCATCAAAAACAGAAAGGAGAAGCAATGAACGAATTAAAAATTTTTAACAACAAAGAGTTCGGCAAAATCCGAACAGTGACAATTGACAATGAACCGTGGTTTGTTGGAAAAGATGTGGCAACAGCATTGGGATATGCAAATACGAGAGATGCTCTTGCTACACATGTAATGAAAGAAGATAAGAATACCGTCGTGATTTCCGACGGAAAAAGAGGAAACCCGAATCAAGTAGTAATTAACGAATCCGGTCTATACGCCCTTATCTTCGGTAGCAAATTAGAATCCGCAAAAGAATTCAAACACTGGGTGACATCCGAAGTTCTTCCCACCCTCCGCAAGACCGGCTCCTATGAGATGCCAAAGAAGAAACAAAGCAACGAGCGTCTCGCCAGTGTCAACAATGCTGTGAAGATTTTAACACCGATGCTCCAAGCAGCAGGATGCAACAGTAAAATCCAGCTCCTGACTGCAAAATCTCTTTATGAGAAAGCAGGAGTCAATCTTCCAATCACGATTGAAGCGGATCAGCAGTATGTGGATACGGTACATATCGCAAGACAAGCAAGACTTTACTTTCAGAGTTCCGGCAAGCCGGCAGACAAAGCTGTGAATGAGATTATTCGCAGGTTGGATTTGTCAGAAGATATGTACACGGAAACATGGGAATCCAAGGGAACGTGGCAAGGAACTGTAAGAAAGTATGTGCCGGAAGTGATTGGGATGGTAAAGCAGTGGTACGCAAATAATGGATATCCGAGAGAAATCCCATACACGCAGTGCGATGGACAGATAAAGAAATATCATGTGATCGTCAGAGATTCGGATGCTAATTAAAAACGTAGGACAACATATCTCGGACAATCCAACCTGCATACATAGTAGAGAGGTGATGATTTTGATCGTAGAAACAGTAAAAGTAAAAAATGCAACAATCCGAGTACATGATGATTGTTATGTGGATCGCACAGAAGAGGAAGTTAAAAAACTTATAGATGGATGTTGCCGGATTATTCAGGGAGCATTGATACGAAAAGAGAAAACCGCTTAGGCGGTAGAAAGGAGGACAAGCATGGAGATTAAAGGAACTTATCACTGCCAGACCACCCAGCAGCCGAACGCTTTAAACAGTTGGGATATCCGCTCCGTATCGGTTGAATTGCCGGAAAAGGACAAGCCCTACTGGCATAAGGTTGCAGTAGCTGTGATCGGGTTTATCTTGGTGATTCTGGCGTGGTATCTGGTGGTTGGGTATTAAAAAAGAGTGCTGTCACAGGGCGGCAACCCTCAAGCACTCAAGAAATTAAACCAGTTAAAGTATAGAGAAAATTTGAGGAAAAGTCAAATGATTACAAAAACAATACTTAGCAACCATGAAGAGTGGCTTAAAAATAGAAAAAATGGAATCGGCGGTTCTGAAATCGCCGCTGTAATCGGGAAGAATCCGTACATGACAAATGTGGAGTTGTGGGAGTTGAAAACTGGAAGAAAGGAAGCAAAAGACATTTCAAATCTTCCTTATATTAAATATGGTACACAGGCAGAGCCATTATTAAGAGAACTCTTCCGGCTGGACTTTCCAGAATACCAAGTGAGATATGAGGAAAACAACAGTTTTCGAAATGATAAATATCCCTGGGCGCAGGCTTCAGTAGATGGTTGGCTTTTCGATGGAGATGGGAGACTCGGAATCTGGGAATGTAAGACAACGAACATTTTAAACGGAAATATGAGAAAGAGATGGGACCACCAGATCCCGGATCATTATTATTGCCAGTGCTTGCTGTATATGGCAGTTCTTGAGGCTGATTTTTGCGAGTTAAAAGCGCAGCTAAAAAGTGAATATGCTGGTGAGGTATTCGTTCAAACAAAACATTACCATTTTGAACGGAAAGATGTGAAAGAAGATATGGAATACCTGATGAAAGAAGGAAAACGATTCTGGGGATACGTGGAGCGAGATGAATGCCCGCCGCTTATCCTTCCGGATGTAATAAGAAGATAAAGGAGAGAAAAACATGGAATTAAGAGTCAATGAAGTGAAAATGCCGGAGAAAATTACATTTAATTATGAAGAATTAAGGTCAGAAATACAGAAAATAGTAGAAGACCACAGTAATTTAGTGTACACCGGAGAGCAAATTAAGGATGCTAAATCAGATAAAGCAAGCTTAAATAAGCTGAAAAAAGCCTTAAATGACGAAAGAATAAGACTGGAAAAGGCTTATTTAGAGCCATTTAACGAATTTAAGACTCAAATTAACGCCTTAATTAAGCTTATTAACGATCCTATTAACCTTATTGATAAGCAAATTAAGGAATTTGAAGAGTACGAGAAGCAGGAAAAACGGAAGCAAATCGAGGAACTCTGGAACAGTAAATCAACACCGTTCGAAATTTCTTTGGAATGTATTTTTGACAGTAGATGGTTAAATAAGACAACATCCATGAGGTCCATCGAAGATGTTATGAATGCATTTATCACAAGCGTGGAGAAAGATGTGGATACGCTTTCGAGATTGCCGGAATTTGGCTTTGAAGCATTAGAAGTCTATAAATCCACTCTGGATATCAACAGGGCGTTAAGTGAAGGGCAGCGACTTGCAGAAATCCAGAAGAAAAAAGCAGAACATGAAGCAGAGCAGGCAAGATTGAAAGCGGAGAAGGAAGCGAAAAAGGCAGCAGAGTTCCAGAAGAAAGAAGATGATCTTCCCGGACAGATTGGATTTACAGATGCAAAATCTTTTGAAGAATGCATGAATCCACCGGAAACAGACATGGGAAAATGCGTTGAACGGCAGTGGGTAGCATTTGCGGCAAATTTAACGGTAATGGATGCACAGAACTTGGCGAATTATTTTGCAGTAAGAGGAATTAAATATAAGCCAGCTACAATTTCAGAAGATTCGAAGTATTTGATTAGCAAAGTGTTTCAGAATTATTACAATATGGGAATTTCAGAAATTGCAAAAGAAGATGACGGAGCAAGAGAGCTTTTCGGTGAAATAGGATTGATTTAGGAGTAGAAGAATGAATGAAGAGACAAAACAAGAGCTTGAAGTGGTGCTGATGTTATTAAAGAATGTTTGCATTAAAAACGGTGTTTCTGCCGGATTTAACAAAGAAACAAGCGAACTGATTTTCTTTGACACAAGAGTGTATCTTGAAACTGGTGGATTTAAAGGAATAAAAACAACGTTAGAAAATTTAGTGAAATAGAAAAGGAGAAGAAAAATGGCAGTAGGAAATAGCTTAACAGCAAGAAAAAGCACAGGAATCGCAGCATATTTAACACAGGAAGCAGTTAAAAACCAGATCAACAATGTGATCGGTGGAAAGAGCGGACAGAGATTTATTTCCGCAATTGTATCGGCTGTAAATAACAATGCAGCATTACAGGAATGCACGAATCAATCGATCCTTTCCGGTGCGCTGCTTGGGGAGTCGCTGAACCTTTCACCGTCTCCGCAGTTGGGACAGTATTACCTCGTACCGTTTAATGACAGAAACAAAGGCAAGGTGGCGCAGTTCCAGCTTGGATACAAAGGGTATATCCAGCTTGCTATCCGTTCCGGACAGTACAAAAAACTGAACGTACTGGCGATCAAAGAGGGCGAGCTTGTTCGTTTTGATCCTTTGAATGAAGAGATTGAGGTACATCTGATTGAGGATGAAGAAGCAAGAGAACAGGCTGAAACCATTGGATATTATGCAATGTTTGAGTATACGAATGGGTTTAAAAAGGCGATCTATTGGAGCAAAAAGAAAATGGAAGCCCATGCATTAAAGTATTCCAAAGGATATCAGGCGAAAAAGGGATACACGTTCTGGGAAAAGGACTTTGACGGAATGGCATATAAAACTATGCTGCGTCAGCTGATCTCTAAATGGGGAATCATGTCTATCGATATGATGTCGGCAATGGATGCAGATATGGCAGTGATAAACGATGACGGAACAAAAACATACGTCGATAACGATAGCGATGCGGAGATTATTGACATGGAACAGTCGCAGGAAGAAAAAACCGAATCTTCCGAAAGAGGACAGAGTGCAGCAGCGGCATTGTTTGGAAATTAAGAGGTGAATTGATATGAATAAAATTATTTTATGCGGACGAC